GGGGAGAAGGGTGAAGAGAACCCCATCGGCCAGACCCTGGCTGGCTGGGCCAAGGAAAACGGCATCAGCTCTGCTGCCTTTGAGGAGCTGACCTCCAAGATCAGCGCCCAGGCCCAGGAGATCATGGGTGCCGACATGGTTGATCCCAAGGCTGAGATGGCCAAACTGGGGCCCAACGCCAACGCGGTGGTCAATGGCATGGTCGATTGGGCCCGTGGCCTAGTCAACAAGGGTGTCTGGTCAAAGGACGACTTTGAAGAGTTCAAGATCATGGGCGGCACCGCCCGTGGCTTGCAGGCCCTAGTCAAGATCCGCGAAGCCTACGAGGGCCGGGTGCCAATTGAGTCAGCCCCGGTGGACGGTGCGCCGTCCAAAGACGAGCTGTATGCCATGGTCAACGACCCTAAGTACCGCAGCGACCCCGCCTACCGCCAAAAGGTCGAGCGTCTGTTCGCGCAGGTGCTTGGATAGTTTCGGTTCCTTCCGTTGCCATTTGCCCCGGTCTAACCAGCCGGGGCTTTTTTCTTCAAAGCAACAGTGGGGGTATTGACAAAGTCAAATTAGCCCTACAATCAAGACCAAGGCCCACCGCGCAAGCGACCCTGACCGTGGCGAGATGTCAACGAGTGGCTGCCGCAAGCAGCAAGCACAGGCCCGCATCTGCGGCTCACCGACGCGCAAACCCTGTCCAACAACCGAACGAACGCCTTTGTGACCCTGTTCGACGCTGAGGTCAAACAAGCCTACCAGGGCAAAGCAATGCTGGTGGGCGCTGTGCGTCAGCGTCGGGGTGTCGAAGGTTCCACTGTTAAGTTCCCCAAAGTTGGTCGCGGTGTGGCTACTGCCCGCGTGACCCAGACCGATGTCACCCCCATGAACGTCGGCTTCTCCAGCGTGACTTGCACGATGGGCGATTGGAATGCCGCTGAGTACAGCGACATCTTCTCGCAGCAGAAGGTCAACTTTGATGAGCGCAGCGAGCTGGCCCAGGTGGTCGGTGCCGCGATTGGCCGCCGCCAGGATCAACTGATCCTCGACGCGCTGAACGCAGCATCCAGCACCGGCACGGTGGCAAACTCTATTGGTGGTGCTAACACCAACATGAACATTGCCAAGCTGCGTGAGGCTGCCAAGATCCTCAACACCAAGAACGTGCCTGCTGAAGGCCGTAACATCATCATCCACGCCAACTCGCTGGCTTCGATGCTGGAGCAGACCTCGGTGACGAGTTCTGACTTCAACACCGTCAAGGCGCTGGTTCAGGGTGAGATCAACCAGTTCATGGGCTTTACGTTCCATGTCCTGGGCGACCGTTCTGAGGGTGGACTGCCCATCGACGGCTCTTCGGATCGCACGCTGTTCGCGTTCCATCGTGACGCAATCGGCTACGCTGAAGGCATCGCTCCTCGCACCGAGATCAACTACATCCCTGAGAAGACGAGCTGGCTGGTGAACGCCCTCTTCTCGGCGGGTTCGGTTGCTATCGACTCCGAGGGTATCGTCAAAATCACCGCCCGCGACACTGCGGCTGCGGCTTAATAGGGGAGGCTGACAATGGCTTACTCTGCTGACGGCTTTACCGCCTATTCCGCGTCCAAGCGCGGCAACGCCCCGTCGATGTATGGTTACAAGACCACCGACGCAATCGCTGATGTGAATACCGCCGGGTATTTCAACAGCTTGTCCAGCCTGCTGGAAGTTGGCGATGTCATCCACTGCGTGACCTCCACCGGCACTACCGCCGTGGTCACGCTGGTGTATGTCGTTTCCAACGCTTCTGGCGTGGTTGATGTGACTGACGGCACCACGCTGTCGGCCACTGACGGCGACTGACACTAGTCAGCGCAAGCGGGCCAGCCCCTGAGAAATCGGAGGCTGGCCCTTCTCACATTAAGAGGTTCGTATGGCCGCAGGCGACACTGGAATCACCATCTGCTCTGATGCGCTGCTGATGCTAGGCGCAAAAGCCATTTCTTCATTCAATGATGGCACGGATGAATCCAGCGTCTGTGACCGTCTGTACCCTGACATCCGCGACTCTACGCTGATGATGTATCCCTGGAGCTTTACCTTCAAGAAGGTGCAGCTCTCGCGTTTGCTGACCGCTCCGACCAGCGTCTGGAAGTACGCCTACCAGCTCCCCGGAGACCGCTTAGGCAGCCCCCGCGCCGTGTTTGACACTTCTGCTGTGGGCGCAACCCCGCGCAAAGAATGGGAGATCCAGGGCGACCAGCTTCTGTGCAACCTAGAGAGTGTTTTCATCGACTACCAGTACAGCGTGGGCGAGTTCGCCATGCCTCAGTACTTTGTGCAGCTACTGAAGTATCAGGTGGCTTGGCATATCGCAGAGCCGATCACCGAGCAGTCGGACAAAGCTGGCTTCTGGCGGCGCATGGCGCTAGGTGAGGCTGGCGAGAACGGGCGTGGCGGTTACTTCCGTCAGGCCACGCAGATCGACGGCGCGAACAATGCCGTCAAGGTCATTGACGATTACACTCTGATCACCGCGAGGTACTGATGCCGCGCTTTGTAGACATCCAGAGCAACTTCAGCACGGGCGAGCTTGACCCGCTGCTGCGCTCGCGTGTCGAGCTTGATCAGTACAACAACGCGCTGGCCAAAGCCACGAACGTCCTGATCCAGCCCCAGGGTGGCTTGCGTCGCCGTCCCGGCACCAAGCACATCCTAGAGCTGCCCAACAGCAGCACCCCGAGCGCGGGCAACGGCGTGCGGCTAGTGCCCTTCCAGTTCTCGGTGACCGACAGCTATATGCTGTGCTTCACGCATCAACGGATGTACATCATCAAGAATGGCGTGGCGGTGGCCAACATCAACGGAAGCGGCAACAACTATCTGACCACTACTGTCACCAGCGACATGGTCGATGATATGTGTTGGACGCAGTCGGCTGACACCCTGATCGTGGTGCATCCTGACCTGCAGCCGGTGAAAATTGTGCGTGGCGGCAGTGATGCAAGCTGGACTTCTACAACCGTCACCTTTGACAGCATCCCAAAGTACGCCTTCAATATTGACTTTCACACTAATAACGGATCTACCCTGACCCCGTCCAGTGTGTCTGGCAACGTGACGCTGACGGCATCCACAACGCACCACGACAGCGGCGCGGCTCAGGCTGGCAGCAGCACGACCATCACGCTAAAGTCAACGGCCAGTTCGACAGACGATGTCTACAATGGGATGTATGTAACCATCACCAGCGGAACCGGGGCTGGACAGATCAGGCTCATTGAAGATTACGTCGGCAGCACGAAGGTGGCGACAGTAACGCCAGCCTGGACAACTGCACCCAATGGCACCAGCAACTATGAGGTGACCACTTGGACGACAGAATCCGTCAACCAGTATGTCAATGCACAACCGCAAGGCCGCGCCAGGATCACCCGGTATGTGTCATCTACTGTGGTCGAGGCCGTCACTGAATACCCGTTCTTCAACACTACGGCCATTGACGCTGGCCGCTGGGAGTTGGAGCATAACTATGAGGATGTGTGGAGCAGCACCAAAGGCTGGCCGCGCAGCGTGTCGTTCCATGAGGGGCGGCTTTACTTCGGCGGCAGCAAGTCTCGGCCATCGACTATCTGGGGCAGCAAGATCGGTCTGTTCTTCGACTTCGTGCCATTTGAGTCTTTGGACGACGATGCGGTGGAGGCAACGCTGGACACCAACGAACTGAACGTCATCACCGACATCATCAGCTCGCGTGACTTCCAAGTCTTCACCACGGGCGGCGAGTTCTATGTGCCGCAGCGCGACAGCGACCCGATTACCCCGCTGACCTTCACCTTCAAGCAGGTCAGCCGCAACGGCATCAAGCCCGGCACCCGCGTGCAGTCGGTGGAGTCTGGCTCGGTCTACATCCAGCGCCAGGGCAAGAGCCTCAACGAGTTCGTGTTCACGGACACGCAAGCGACCTACGTCACCCAGCGCATCTCGCTGCTGTCTGGCCATCTGCTCAAGACCCCGCAGCGCATTGCTCTGCGCCGTGCTGCCAGCACTGATGAGTCAGATCTGCTGATGATGACCAACGAAGCTGACGGATCTATTGCCGCCTTCTCGCTGATGCGCTCGCAGCAGATCACCAGCCCCAGCGAGTTCACCACGGACGGCCAGTTCATTGATGTGGGCGTGGATGTCAACACCATCTATTGCGTGACCAAGCGCACATTTAATAGCGTAAATCGCTATTTTGTTGAACAGTTCCGGGACGATGTGTATACAGATTGCGCTTTTTTAGGCGCGTCGGCTGCCAGTGCATCTGGCCTGCCGCACATCGGCAAGAGCCTGAACGTCATCTGCGACGGCGTGCCCCAGGGCAATGAGACCGTGAGCGCGGGCGGTTCTGTCACGTTTGACCGCTCCAGCACCACCAGCTACGAGGTGGGCCTGCCTATCTCTGTCTACGTCAAGACCATGCCTGTAGACATCCGGCTGCAGACGGGCAACCGGGTGAGCTTCAAGAAGCGCATTGTGGAGATCAACGCTGTGGTCAAAGACACCCAGCACATGACCATCAACAACAACCCGGTGGCCTTCCGTCTGATGGACAACCCGCTGCTGGATCTGCCCGAGCCCGCAGACCCTGCCGCTGAAGATGACCCTGCTAGGGCTTGACTACCGCGTGGCGGTTCATTCTGGGACTTGACCATGGCAACAACTCCTAATCCAACGATGGGCCAAGCCACTGCGGTGGCTGGTTTACTGGACTCATACGCAGCATCGCAGATGCAGCAGACGGCTGCTATCCAGCAGCAGACTGCCTACATGGTGCAGGCCCGCGACACCCTGGCGCTTGCCGAGGTGCGGGCCGACATGGACGAGCAGTACGCTGCCGTTCAGGCAGGCCGCACGCTGCAAAAGGCTGATACCGAGGCCCGCAACTGGCAGATCGCTGGCAACACCCTGCTGCGAAACATGAGGAAGACCAACGCTGCCATGCGTGCCCGTGCGGCTGCAAGTGGCGTGGCGCTGGGTAGCGGCTCCATTGAGGGTGTCCAGCTTGAGAACGTGGCCGCAACGATGCGAGATGTGGACATTGCAGACCTAAATGCCTTGACCGCCCGCGTGCTTGGCTTTGAGGATGCCAGCGCTTTGATTCAGTCCACCGAGCTGCAGAACACGCTGAACCTATTCGCAGCTCAACGCGGTGCTGGCCAGCTTGAGACCGCAGCATCTGCCGCACGCCGCGCTGGCGGGATGCTGTCCAACATTACGCTGGCGCGTGGCATTTACAGCACAGCCAAAGCTGACCCGTTCTCGGGAAAATCGTCAACAATTGATCCCGACTTTAAGGGTTATGGGGGCAGATTTTAATGGCCACTCAACTGATTGATTCTGGCCGCATCCAACTGCAGGGCGGCGGCAGTGTTCCCATGCAGCGCGTCACCCCGCAGGCGGTGGAGCCCATCGGCGCACGAGTGCAGGCCCAGGGCTCCAGCCAGATCGCTGATGCACTGGATCGCATGAGCGCCCAGCTATTCCAAGACTCTTTCCGACTGCGCGAGCAAGAAGGTCTGCAGTTCGCTGCCCAGAACCCACTCACCCCCGAGCAGTTTGAGGCGGCCAAGAACGGCAACCTGTCCACCTTAGACCTTGGCGGCAACCCGGTCAGTGTTTTCCAGCAGGCGGTTCGCAAGGCCCGCGCTCTTCAACTGTCTCAACGATTTGAGATGGAAGGCAATGCCGAGCTGGTCAATTTGCTGAAGATGGTGGAGCTGGGCGAAGCCAACTCCGAGCAGGTGCTGACCAAGATCAACACCATGACCGATGGGCTGGGCCGCACGCTATCCAAGATCGACCCGGAGGCCGTCTACAAGTTCCGCGCCTCCATGGCCACCACCGGCAATGCCGTATATGAAAAGGCGCTCAACGCCGAGATCAAGCGGGCGCAGGAGCAGGCGCTCATCAGAGTGGATGCAAATTTCCGCAACCGCCGCGAGATCCTGCAGGCGGCAGCAGAGGACAAGCCGGAAACCTTCGACCTGCACGCGCAGGTGTTCCTGAGCGATATAACGCGCCAAGCCCAGACCCTCTCCAACCCTACCCTGCAGGCTCAGTTCAGCCAGCAGGCTATCCAGGCGATCAAAGAGGCCAAGGTCAACATCATCGTCAAGCAGCTAAATACCCCCGAGAACGCAGCCAGCAACCCGCTGGATGTGACGGGACGCATTCGTAGGGGAGAGCTGGGTCGCCACTCTCCTTTGCTAAAGTCATTGCTGACCGGCCCACAGCGCGATGAGGCGGCCGTGCGGAACATTGAAAAGGAGTTCATGAGTTACGCAACCGACTACATCCGGTTGCGCGATGAGAACGAGAAGAAAGACAAGCGAGACCGAGAGATCAAGGCCAACACCTTAATGACCGAGTATTTCCAGCCGGGCACGAACAACAAGCGCAAGGTGGACATCGCCAACGAGGTGGCTGGCTTGCGCGTGCTGTCTATTGAGCAGCTTGAGAAGTTTCTCGATCCCAAGAGCAAGGATGGCGACCCATACGTCATGGCCGACATTGAGAACCGGATCGTGAATGGGGACATCGCCAGTTATCAGGATCTGCGGGGCATCGCCATGCGTGCCGGGATGAGTGGTAAACAGTTCTCCCAACTTAGCGACAGGCTATTCAGCGGCGTGACAAAGGCTGAGGCAGATGCACTGCGGTACATCCGGCGCGCCGCTGGCGTGCCGGACGTCCAGAGCCTGTTTGCCACTGATGCCAACAAGGCTCAGATCGCAAAAGAAGAGCGGGTCAAGGGCATCTTTAAGGACAAGGTCAACGAGTTCCGCACTAAAAATCCGGGACAGACAATTCCATACGAACAACTCGCCCGCGATGCAGATGCCGCTTACACGCAGGCCGACGGAAAAGATGCCGTCAAGAACGCCGCCCGCGCCTCTTTGAAGCGCGACGTCGATGATCTGGTTAAGAAAAAGAAGGTGACTGATGGGTTCACCATCGACGAAAGCACCAATGTGGATGACCTTGTGCAGAAGAAGATCATCTCCGAAAAGGATGCGCCACGCATCAAGCGCCAAATTGATGTTCTCCGTGGGGTGTCGCAATAATGGCCTACAGCAAGCTAGAGCAGCAGATCATCGACAACTACCTCACGGTGCAATACCCGGAGCCTGAGCCGGAGCCTGCCGAGGAGATGCCCTTTGAGCCGTTCCAAGTGGCACAGGCTGG